ATTCTGAGTGGGTAAGCCACGGTGCAATCTGGAATAACCCACCGTACAGCAATATCAGGCCGTGGGTAGAAAAAGCAGCTGAGCAGTGCATACAACAGCGACAGACGGTAGTGATGCTTGTGCCAGAGGATATGTCAGTCGGATGGTTCAGCAAGGCTCTGGAGAGCGTTGACGAAGTTCGCATCATCACTGATGGACGGATTAATTTTATCGAACCATCGACGGGGCTGGAGAAGAAGGGAAACAGCAAAGGCTCAATGCTGCTGATTTGGCGACCGTTCATCAGTCCTCGACGGATGTTTACTACCGTATCCAAAGCGGCATTGATGGCGATCGGGCAGGGCGTCAGGAGGGCGGCATGAGGCGACAGCGACGAAGTTTCACCGACATCATCTGCGAAAACTGCAAATACCTTCCAACGAAACGCTCCAGAAATAAACGCAAGCCAATCCCAAAAGAATCTGACGTAAAAACCTTCAACTACACGGCTCACCTGTGGGATATCCGGTGGCTAAGATATCGTGCGAGGAAATAAGGGGATTGACGCGATGATTTATCCGGGGCTATATTCCCAGCACGCCAGCAAAATCTGGCGTCGGGATTGGCGTCCCGGATAGAGACCGCGACAGACACACGCCGCGAGCGTGTTTTTTTATTGTCGAATGCACGCGCACATCTGAATTATGGTGGGCTGTGTGGGGGCGGAGAGATCCGCGCCGGTCGGTTTCCCGGTTACGCCAACCCTGCGCAGTTCACCACCAGACGATTGGCGTCGTCGGTGGTGAGTTATTTAGAAACCACTCGAGGGCGTCATTATGACAACTCAAATCTCTGTTGAAACTCTCTCCCCGATCACCCATAACCAGATTCCTGTTATCACCACCGAACTTTTGGCGCAGCTTTATGACACAGAAATTCTGAATATCCAGGTTAACTTCACCAGAAATAAAGAGCGTTTTGTCGAAGGAAAGCACTTTTTTAAAGCAGTGGGTGAAGAATTAAAAAATTTGCGACTTACTTTAAGTAAGTCACAAAATCACATCTCTCCCAAAACCCGCTCCCTCATCCTCTGGACAGAACGAGGCGCAGCCCGTCACGCCAAAATGCTCGAAACCGATCAGGCGTGGGATGTGTTCGAAAAACTGGAAGACTGCTATTTCAGGCAGTGCAAGAAAAATACTGGCAAACAAGAGAAGAGCACCAACGAGCTTTCCGCAAAAGAAGCAAACAGCCTTGTATGGTTATGGGATTATGCCAACCGCTCACAGGCATTATTCCGCGAACTGTATCCGGCATTAAAACAAATTCAATCGAACTATTCCGGCAGATGCTACGACTACGGTCATGAGTTCTCGTATGTTATTGGAATGGCGAGAGATGTTTTAATCAACCACACACGAGATGTTGATATCAATGAGCCAGACGGACCAACAAATCTTTCCGCATGGATAAGGCTTAAGAACAAAGAATTACCTCCTTCACTGCATCGCTACTGACAATTGACAACTTAACAAACCCAGCTTCGGCTGGGTTTTTTATTGGTGAATTTTCAATATGAGAGGACATGACAATGAACGAGCTGATAAATAGCAATGTCATCAAAATGACTAGCATTGAAATCGCTGAGCTTACAGGTAAGCGTCATGACAATGTGAAACGTACCATCGAAACGCTGGCTAAAAATGGTGTTATCCGGCTTCCTCAAATTGAGGTTTCCGAAAGAATCAATAACTTAGGGTTCAATGTTCAGTACGAGCATTACGTCTTCGAAGGCGAACAAGGTAAGCGAGATAGTATTGTTGTTGTTGCCCAGTTGTCGCCAGAGTTCACCGCTCGTCTTGTTGACCGTTGGCGAGAGCTTGAAGAAGCTGCGGTTAATATCCCCAAAACGCTACCAGAAGCGTTGCGCCTTGCTGCTGACCTTGCTGAGCAGAAAATGCAACTGGAAAACCAGCTCGCAATTGCCGCACCTAAAGTTGAGTTTGCCGATCGCGTTGGCGAGGCCAGCGGAATTTTGATTGGAAACTTTGCAAAGGTTGTTGGAATTGGTCCAAACAAACTGTTTGCGTGGATGCGCGATCACAAAATCCTTATTGCTTCAGGTTCCCGGCGCAATGTGCCAATGCAGGAATATATGGATCGCGGCTATTTCACAGTGAAAGAAACAGCGGTCAACACAAATCACGGAATACAGATATCGTTCACCACAAAAATCACCGGGCGTGGTCAACAGTGGCTGACCAGAAAGCTGCTCGATAACGGAATGCTGAAAGTAACAGGGGAGGCTGCTTAATGGCTAAACCAGCGCGAAGGAAATGCAAAATATGCAAGGAATGGTTTCACCCGGCATTCTCAAATCAGTGGTGGTGCTGCCCGGAACACGGAACTCAGTTAGCACTCGAACTACAAAGTAAACAGCGAAAAAAAGCGGAAAAAGCAGCAGAGAAGAAACGGCGACGAGAGGAGCAGAAACAGAAAGATAAACTTAAGATTCGAAAACTCGCCTTAAAGCCCCGCAGTTACTGGATTAAACAAGCCCAACAAGCCGTAAACGCCTTCATCAGAGAAAGAGACCGCGACTTACCATGTATCTCGTGCGGAACGCTCACGTCTGCTCAGTGGGATGCCGGACATTACCGGACAACTTCTGCGGCACCTCAACTCCGATTTGATGAACGCAATATTCACAAGCAATGCGTGGTGTGCAACCAGCACAAAAGCGGAAATCTCGTTCCGTATCGCGTCGAACTGATTAATCGCATCGGGCAGGAAGCAGTAGACGAAATCGAATCAAACCATAACCGCCATCGCTGGACTGTCGAAGAGTGCAGGGCCATCAAGGCGGAGTATCAGCAGAAACTCAAATACCTGCGAAATAGCAGAAGTGATGCCGCATGACGTTCTCAGTAAAAACCATTCCAGATAACAAGGGAGAAGTCGCATGGGCATAAGAGAACTAAACCTCACCAAAGAACAGCACGATTGGCTGAATGGATGGCTTGAACTGTGGGGAGCATGGGTTTATTCAGGTCGTCTGGAAAAGCGCATGAGCAGCGTAATAGCGAAGTTCATGGAGAGCGTAGAGCCGGGAAGAGTTATGACAAGGCCAATGTGTAATGATGATGATGGAATGTTGATTTCTCAGGTCGTCGATTCCGTCATGTACATTGACAAGAAAGCCTTTGGCATCCTCCTCAGCTACTACGCTCATGGATCTTCCAAGCACGCCATTGCATCTTACTATCATCGTGTCGCAAGACCTCGCAAGATGTTATGCCGGGGCGGCGGGCGCATTCAAAAACCATCGCTCGCAACCTGTCGCCGGGAAGTTGACGAAATCCTCAATGCCTCGTTGTTTATGATTTATCCGGCTCTGGATAGTGCGTTTAAAAACCGGAAACGTGTAGAGAAAATTAAACATATAGCATAGAACGTGTTGACATCATTGAGCAAATGAGCAACACTATTCGCATAAGCTGCCGTTAGTGACTCTTAAGTTGCAGCGGTGGCTTTTTTTATTTGGGTCAGTCGTATAAAGGTCATTACGGAAGGCTGTTAACCTTCTTATCGTGGTTCGAGTCCACGCTGTCCCGCCAAACATGCTGGTTTAGCTCCAATGGCAGAGCAGTCGCCTTGTAAGCGAATGGGTAGCGGTTCAAGTCCGTTAACCAGCACCATAACTGAGCCGTAGCCACTGGCTATCCTGAATTCATCAGTGATAGTTATGCTGCGGCCTTCTTTTTTCCCCTTCCCAATATAAGAACTACGCAATCCGTTACTGGCGGAGGCGTTGCTATGAAATCAATGGACAAAATCTCAACTGGCATTGCCTACGGAACATCTGCTGGTAGTGCGGGATACTGGTTTTTGCAGTGGTTGGATCAGGTCAGTCCGTCACAGTGGGCTGCGATTGGAGTGCTTGGAAGCCTTGTATTGGGCTTTCTCACCTATCTGACAAATCTGTACTTCAAAATCAGAGAAGACAGACGAAAGGCTGCGAGAGGTGAATAATGCCTCCATCATTACGAAAAGCCGTTGCTGCTGCTATTGGTGGCGGGGCTATTGCCATAGCATCTGTGTTAATCACGGGTCCAGGTGGTGATGATGGTCTGGAAGGTGCCAGCTACATACCATACAAAGATATTGTCGGTGTATGGACTGTATGTCACGGACACACCGGAAAAGACATCATACCAGGTAAAACGTATACCGAATCAGAATGCAAAGCCCTCCTGAATAAAGACCTTGCCACGGTCGCCAGACAAATTAACCCATACATCAAAGTCGATATACCGGAAACAACGCGCGGCGCTCTTTACTCGTTCGTTTACAACGTGGGCGCTGGCAATTTCAGAACATCGACGCTTCTTCGCAAAATAAACCAGGGCGATATCAAAGGCGCATGTGATCAGCTACGGCGCTGGACATACGCTGGCGGTAAGCAATGGAAAGGGCTGATGACTCGCCGCGAGATTGAGCGTGAAGTCTGTTTGTGGGGGCAACAATGAGCAGGGTAACCGTTATTATCTCCGCTCTGGTTATCTGCATTATCGCCTGCCTGTCATGGGCTGTTAATCATTACCGTGATAACGCCATCGCCTACAAAGAGCAGCGCGATAAAGCCACATCCATCATCGCTGATATGCAGAAGCGGCAACGTGATGTAGCAGAACTTGACGCCAGATACACAAAGGAGCTTGCTGATGCTAATGCGACTATCGAAAGTCTCCGTGCTGATGTTTCTGCTGGGCGTAAGCGCCTGCAAGTCTCCGCCACCTGTGCAAAGTCAACGACCGGAGCCAGCAGCATGGGCGATGGAGAAAGCCCAGGACTTACAGCAGATGCTGAACTCAATTATTACCGTCTCCGAGGTGGAATCGACAAGATAACCGCGCAGGTTAACTACCTGCAGGAATACATCAGGACGCAGTGCTTAAAATAATTTTAATTTCACTGAAATTTAACAAGTGACTTTCAGGAAAATGCCTCGCAGATGCGGGGCATTTTTGTACCGGTATTTCACCGCGCACCGCAGCGCACAATAAACACCGAACCTGACCCTTTGGAATGGGCCTTTGAGGATACCAGTTAGTGCTGGCGAGCCTCGGTGGGCTGGTTTCCTGTGCGGCAAAGGTTCATTTCAAAGAAGCAGGCAACGCCATGAATGAATTAATTGCGAATCATGACTTCGACTTTCGCCAGTTAGTTACCGCAGCAGAAGGTCAACCGGTAACTGACACCTTCCAGATTGCCAGGGCATTTGGTAAACGCCATCAGCATGTGATTAGGGCTATTAAATGTTTGAGATGTTCTGAGGAATTCTCGACAACCCATTTTTGGGCCGTCGAGAAAATCAATGACTTAGGTATTTTTGACAAGAAACAGATTTACTACCGCATGGACTTTAGTGGCTTCGTTATGCTGGTTATGGGATTTAACGGGGCAAAAGCCGATGCTGTTAAAGAAGCCTATATCAATGCGTTTAACTGGATGTCAGCAGAACTCCGTAAGTACAGCGAAAGTTATGAAGCAGAACGTAACGCCGTAATGCTGGAGTACATGAAAGAGAAGGATGTCGCCAGCATGTCAGGCCGTCTGCTCAATCGCTGGGGGAGAACGAAAAAACCTCAATTGCTTGCAAAGCTGGAACGTCTGGAGAGACAGGGACAGTTTTTATTACCGGGATTCGATAAAGGTATTCAAGCCTGACACATTATGCGCTGTATCGTCGCCGTATTCCCGCATTAACCATGACCGTAGCCCGACGGGGAATTCCTTCTGCGTGAGTGTGCGGGAATAATCAAAAACGATGCACACCGGGTTTTACTGTGCTGACAGACGCAGGGTTACCCTCATAGTCGCTTTTCCGGTGCGATGGTGGAAGAAACAGGGATGTTCATCCATCATCACTTTGGATTGATGTATATGCTCTCTTTTCTGACGTTAGTCTCCGACGGCAGGCTTCAATGACCCAGGCTGAGAAATTCCTGGACCCTTTTTGCTCAAGAGCGATGTTAATTTGTTCAATCATTTGGTTAGGAAAGCGGATGTTGCGGGTTGTTGTTCTGCGGGTTCTGTTCTTAGTTGACATGAGGTTGCCTCGTATTCAGTGTCGCTGATTTGTATTGTCTGAAGTTGTTTTTACGTTAAGTTGATGCAGATCAATTAATACGATACCTGCGTCATAATTGATTATTTGACGTGGTTTGATGGCGTAGATGCACGTTGTGATATGTAGATGATAATTATTATCATTTTGCGGGTCCTTTCCTGCGATCCGACAGGTTACGGGGCGGCGACCTCGCGGGTTTTCGCTATTTATGAAAATTTTCCGGTTTAAGGCGTTTCCGTTCTTCTTCTTCGTAACTTAATGTTTTTATTTAAAACACCCCCTGAAAAGAAAGGAAACGACAGGTGCTGAAAACGGGCTTTTTGGCCTCTGTCGTTTCCTTTCTCTGTTTTTGTCCGTGGAATGAACAATGGAAGTCAACAAAAAGCAGCTGGCTGACATTTTCGGCGCGAGTATCCGTACCATTCAGAACTGGCAGGAGCAGGGAATGCCCGTTCTGCGAGGCGGTGGGAAGGGTAATGAGGTGCTTTATGACTCTGCCGCCGTCATAAAATGGTATGCCGAAAGGGATGCTGAAATTGAGAACGAAAAGCTGCGCCGGGAGGTTGAAGAACTGCGACAGGCCAGCGAGACAGATCTCCAGCCAGGGACTATTGAGTACGAACGCCATCGACTTACGCGTGCGCAGGCCGACGCACAGGAGCTGAAAAATGCCAGAGACTCCGCTGAAGTGGTGGAAACCGCATTCTGTACTTTCGTGCTGTCGCGGATCGCAGGTGAAATTGCCAGTATTCTCGACGGGATCCCCCTGTCGGTGCAGCGGCGTTTTCCGGAACTGGAAAACCGACATGTTGATTTCCTGAAACGGGATATCATCAAAGCCATGAACAAAGCAGCCGCGCTGGATGAACTGATACCGGGGGTGCTGAGTGAATATATCGAACAGTCAGGTTAACAGGCTGCGGCATTTTGTCCGCGCCGGGCTTCGTGCCCTGTTCAGGCCGGAGCCACAGACCGCCGTTGAATGGGCGGATGCCAGTTACTATCTCCCGAAAGAATCCGCATACCAGGAAGGGCGCTGGGAAACACTGCCCTTTCAGCGGGCCATCATGAATGCGATGGGCAGCGACTACATCCGTGAGGTGAATGTGGTGAAGTCTGCCCGTGTCGGTTATTCCAAAATGCTGCTGGGTGTTTATGCCTACTTCATAGAGCATAAGCAACGCAACACACTTATCTGGTTGCCGACGGATGGTGATGCCGAGAACTTCATGAAAACTCACGTTGAGCCAACCATCCGTGATATTCCGTCGCTGCTGGCGCTGGCTCCGTGGTATGGCAAAAAGCACCGGGATAACACGCTCACCATGAAGCGTTTCACCAATGGTCGTGGCTTCTGGTGCCTGGGCGGTAAAGCGGCAAAAAACTACCGTGAAAAGTCGGTGGATGTGGCGGGTTATGATGAACTTGCTGCCTTTGATGAGGATATTGAACAGGAAGGCTCTCCGACGTTCCTGGGCGATAAGCGTATTGAAGGCTCGGTCTGGCCAAAGTCCATCCGTGGCTCCACGCCCAAAGTGAGAGGCACCTGTCAGATTGAGCGTGCAGCCAGTGAATCCCCGCATTTTATGCGTTTTCATGTTGCCTGCCCGCACTGCGGGGAGGAGCAGTACCTTAAATTTGGCGATAAAGAGACGCCGTTTGGCCTCAAATGGACGCCGGATGACCCCTCCAGCGTGTTTTATCTCTGTGAGCATAATGCCTGCGTCATCCGTCAGCAGGAGCTGGACTTT